CCAGAGTCTTGGGGTCAAAGTCGAGATTCACACCGTAACCGACACTTTAGACGCAGGTGGCTTCCCGATCAGGTCTTACGCATTATCGCAAAGCGATGTGGATGTCGCAATCTTTCCATCGTCGTCGGATGAAATAGTCGAGGGCGGTCGTCCAAGGGGCAAGATCACCGCACGCGGGTACTTGTTGCCAACCGTCACGATCAATCACACCGATCGCATCGTGTTCGAGGATTCAGACACAGGCACAACTCGAACTTTTGAGGTTACTGGTGCAAGGCGATCACTCATGCTTCCATCAACAAATCACATGGCTCGAAGGATAGTGGAACTTTCGGAGGTTGAGTGATGCCAAAAGTAGAAGTTGAATGGAATGGCGACCAGTTCGAGCAGGCGTTCTTTGCAGAAATCGGCAAAGAAATGGAGAAAGCGCAGAACATATTGTCGATAGGTCTGCGAACGGCTCTGCAATCGGCGGGCAAGGGATCAAAAAGACCGCCAGTTCATTCACCTGCGGGTTCTAAGATTCCATACACGATCACAGGAACACTCGCTCGGTCTTGGGGCAATGTGACACCTGTTCGGAGGAGGGGCGGAAAGTTCATCACATCAATCTACACGACACTCGATTACGCTTGGTATCTACTCTCGAAAGCGGAGAAGAACATTGCGGGTGGTCGTCCATACATGGACAAAGATTTGTATTGGTGGAACAAAGTGGTCATGCTTGTCCAAAAGCGATTCGATACGCAGCGAATTATCAATGCTGCTCTGAGGAACATGAGATGAGCCAAGCGATCAAGACGGCAATCTATACCAAGTTGACCACAGTACAAACAGACCCATCGCTGTATTTTGACCTTGGCGGTCGAATCTACGAACTCCAAGGCGCAGACGATGCGGAATTGCCATTGCTCACCTATGAGGTGCAAAGCACGCCCGTTTCGGGCTTGTTCGATGGCGAAGTCTACATCAAGTCGCAAGTGCTTTTCACGATCTTTGGACATCGCAGATTGGGAGCAGCAGCGATCGGAGCGTTGGAAGACAAACTCTACGACTTGATGAAAGATGCAACACTTGCACCGACTGGTTATGATCGTGGAGTGGTAGTTCCACTCGACCGAGATCGTCGAACCGTGTTTGATGAGATCATCTCAAGCGAGTCGATCTATTCTGTAGAAGCAACAACAACGTAAGGATGTAAGCAATGTCAAGAATAGTTGGAAACGAAGGTGCAGTATCATTCGGAACGCATAGTATTCTTGCGAACGCTTGGTCAATCTCAATCAGTCGGGTCGTCTCAGATGTCACCGCGTATGGCGATGCCTCGTCGAGGGTCAGGGGCGGGATGCCCACATACACGGGAAGCGTATCGGGATTTTTAGAAAAGGATTCATCTAACACATCTCCCGAACTTGTTGGATCATTCTCAACTGGCGCAGATGTGGCGGTGACTTTGACTGCTGCATCAGGTTGCACCTATGTTTGTTCGACTTGCCAAGTATCGGGCGCGTCTGTCAATGTGAGCAAAACAGGCGACACGACAATCTCGTTCGACTTCACCGCTTCAGGTGGATTCGCGGAATCATGGAACTAGATCAAAAGAATAGGACAAAACGATGGCAACAAGAATTGTAGGAAACGAAGGGTCGGTCACTTTTGGCGCAGCGGGAACAGGTGCAGTATTGCACAACATCACCGCGAACTCTTGGTCAATGACCATCTCGCGAGTCATGTCCGATGTATCTGCTTTTGACGATGATGCAGGAGAAGCCATCGGAGGAGTCCCAACTTACACTGGCAGCGTGTCAGGATACATGGACAGTCTTTCAGCAGGAGAGCCGTTCTTGAACGCGGATGATTTTCAGACTGCCGACAGAGCATACATGACTTTGACTGCTGCGACGGGTTGCACCTATGTCACTGTTGCAGATCAAGGGGCGATCATCTCAGGTGTCAGTATCTCAAGCACCAAAACAGGCGATACGACGATCTCGTTCGACTTCACCTTCGATGGCGCGCCGACTGAAAGTTGGGACGAGACTTGATAGATAGTTCGTGTTGAGTGAATCTGTATTCCCCACAAAAAGGAATCCCAAAATGCCGAACGACAAAGCGACCCAACTGGATCGAATGAAGCACTATCTCAAGAAGATCGACAGGATCAATGCGAGCGTGCTGAAGAATCAAAAGGTCGCCGAGGCGGTCGAGCAACTGCGGGGACTTCTTGAATCGCCAGTTGAAAAGCCAACGCCAGTGAAGAAGAAAGTGCAGTCTCCGAAGAATCGTGCTACTATTCCGACATGCAACGAAAACGAATCGAAATAGAAACCACGGACGGAACTGCTTGGCTCGATAGATTGACTCCACGAATGATGATTGCGATTGGTGATCGGCTGTGGTATGAGAAGCGTGAACGATTGATTGGTGATCTAAAGGATGCCGAGATTGACTCCGTAGAACGGGTTTCAGCACTTCGCGAGTTGGACACATCGAGAGGCATGATGAGCGAGGTTGTCCACCACGCCATCTCTGTCGCGGGGGCAATGGACATCATCTCGGAAGCATCAAAAAGCGATACAGCAGAAAACGCGAAGGGTCTACCAGACTCGTTCATGGGATCGAGTGAGGAAGCCATCAAAATTGCTCTTGATTTGATCGGTGCAGAACTCGACAAAGAACCAGACGAAGCCGAGAAACCCAAAGGCAAACCAAAAAAAAAGCCATAGAAAAAAGACCTAAGTGGGTGACGAACTCGGCTCTCATTGCCCGCAACTTTTCTGGCTTCGGCAATCCCTTAGACCTTCCAGTTGATTTGTTCTTGCTCCTGCTTGATAGAATCGCATACATCAGACGGCTCGAATCTGACCAACCGATGAGTGATCGCGAATATGTTGAGTTCCAATCTGAAAATCAAGAAATGGGTGAATGATGGCTGAAAACATTGGCAAGGTAGTTGTATCAATCGAAGCCCGTGTTGAAGAACTCGAAAAGGGTATGGCAAGAGCCGAAGCCACTGTTCGTCGATCTGCTGCACGAATAGAATCAAACCAAAAATCACTCACCAAAAAGATTGGCAAATCTTGGACTGAGTTGGCATCAAAACTCAACGTCATCACGACAGTCGCCAACATTGCTGAAAAGGCGTGGAATGTTGTCGATGGCGTTCTAGAGCAAGTTACTGACAGCACCAAGAACGCATCGGACAAAATCATGGGTTCGATGAAAGTGGTCGAGAACAGCAGTATCCCTATCGTATCTCAGTTTATGAAGATCGGGCATGGGATACACGAGTGGATAAGTGGTGAAAAAAAACTTAGGGAGGAAATCGAAAGAACAACTCACGCGCTCGAAGCGCGAGCCAAGACCGCGCTCGAAGGTTACAACAAACGACGAAAGATTCGAGAGGAGTTTAGCGGTTTCGTGAAGGAAGCATCAAGAGCGATCGAAGCAGAAAACTCCTTGATAAAAGAAACGACAAACGTTGGGAAACTTCAACTAGCACAAGACGCAGAACGCAGCGCATTACAGAAAAAATACAACGAGCAACTCGTAAGAGCAAACGCAGCCCGATCGAAAACGTCAAAAGATTTTTTCAAGCGGATAGAGGATGAGTTCAACGCTGCTGTAGCAGTTCTGGACGAAACGCACCAATTGGAGATGAGTCTTGCAGAGAAAGCCGATAAACAAGCAGAAGAAAACGAGGCGAAACGACTCCAAGCAATCGAAGATCGAATAAAAGCAGAGATCAAGGCAGCCGAGGACGAGGCAAAACGGCTTGCGAGACTCGCACAACAAGTTCAGAATCAAACGGACGATCTACAAACAAAACTCGAACAACTTACCCTTGAAGGTTTGGGTCTTGATCTGGAATCAAAACTCACTGGTATCCACGCAAAGTTTGATCGCCTAAGACAAAACGCAAACGCAGAACAAATTGCATTGCTCAATCAAATTGAGGCACTTGAGGTCAAGCGTGCGAAGGCAGTACAGACAGAAACAGACGCAAGAAAAAAAGATCGAGAATCTGCAAAAATAGCAGCAGAAAAATCGACACTCCAAGACCTGACGACGCAAGTCACGGTGAAAACTTTGGAGGCAGCAGGACAGACGATGGCTGCCGAATTGGTTTCGATTCACGCCAAGTTCAAGAAAATGCGCGAGGGTGCGACCGCACAACAACTCACGCAGATCGCAAAACTCGAACAACTCGAAAAGTCGGCAGCACTTCAACGGGGCGCGATAAAGCCAGACAAAGCAGACACGGCTCAAACACAAACGGTTGCAACAGCACTCGGTTCGTTCACGGTAGGGCTAGATCATCAAGCGGTCGTTGCAAAACAATCTGTCCTGCAAAGCACTCTCCTTGGTCGCATTTTGTCTGCTTCTGCAAAATCTAACACATCGGTATCGCAAACTGCAACAGCAGCAAAGAGTCAGGTGAGATTGCTTGGACAGGTGAACGCTTGGCTGAAGAACATTACAGGACAGGTCGCGACCTCCACTTCTGCATCACCGCTTGCCAAAGTTGATCCCAATATCGAAGCAGCAAGCAAGATTGACGAATCCAACTCCGAGCGTATGTTGAATACCACAGCGCGCATTGAACGGAAGCCAGAGGAGTTTCGCTCAGATTCTGCATCACCGCTTGCCAAAGTTGATCCAAGGATCGAAGCCGCAAGCAAGATTGACGAATCCAACTCCGAGCGTATGTTGAATACCACAGCGCGCATTGAACGGAAGCCAGAGGAGTTTCGCTCAGAATCAGAGACAGAAAAACTGTCGGAGTTTAACGAGTTAGTCAAAGAAATAACCGAGGGAACAAAACAGCAAGCGAAAATACAGGGTCAGGTGAATGATTGGCTTTCGGTGATGAAAGACGAACAGACCAAAACGCAAACAACACTGCCTCATAGTTTTAAGGATGAAATGTTTGACATATTTAAGGCAAAAGAGGTCGCAGCGGTTGATAGCGAGGTCAGGATTATCGACATGGTGAGCGTGTCAATCCCTGAA